ACAGTAAATGGCACCACAGGAAATTTTGGTACTGCAACAATTGCCGCTGGATCAATTACAGACAGTTCTGGTGCAATTTCATTCGGTAACGAAAACCTCACAACGACAGGAACATTCGCAGCGGGTAATATTACAGTGGGAACAATAACATCCACTGGAGCATCTATTGTATTTGAGGGAGCTACACCTGATTCAAACGAAACAACCTTAACAGTTACAGACCCCACAGCAGATAGAACAATTACATTTGGGGATGAAACAGGAACCGTATTAACAACTGGTGCGTCAAACGTTCTAACAGGTAACATGATGAAAACTGCATCAACGCTCTTAATTGTGAACTCTTCTGGTTCTACTCTTAAAACAATTATTGGTGCCGGTGTTGCGTCATAAATAGATAAAATAGGAAAAACAAATGGCAGCTATTATTACAGAAAAGTTTAGACTTCACAACGCTTCTCAATTTGAAGAATCGTTTACTGAATCGGGCAATAATGTTTATTATCTATTCATAGGTAAGAGTACACCATTCACCTCTGGAACAAGTGGTGGGTCTGATTCTTCTCCACCGACTCCTGTGGATGGACCAACTGATGAATTTTATGCATGGGACGATATGATTGCTGCCAAGAGTATCGGATCAAATAATGTTCAACGAGTTATTCCTAGAAGAAATTGGGCTAATGGTACAACGTATGATATGTACAAACCAACCTATAGTTCAAGTGTAACTGCAACCTCTGGTGCTTCAAATCTTTATGACTCAACATTTTATTTTGTAACAACTGATTATCGTGTGTATAAAGTTCTTGACAATAATGCAGGGGTTGCATTTAGTGGAACAGAACCCACAAGTACTACAACTGCACCTTTTAGTGCGGGGGGATATGTTCTACAGTATATGTACACTCTTACAGCCGGTCAAATTAACAACTTCCTAACGGCAGATTTTATGCCAGTTGCAACTGACTCTACAGTGAGTGCTGCAGCTACTGATGGTGCAATTGACTCCTTGGCTATCACTGCTGGTTCTGGATATACAAATGGAACTTACTATGCCGCAGTTTACGGAGATGGCACAAGTCAAGGAACATCTTCTGGTGCTGTTGTCAGAATTACAGTTGCAAATAACGCTATTCAAGATTTTGGTTTAACCGCTGGAACAGATACAACAATTCATTCTGCTGGTGCGGGATACACTTTTGGAACAGTGAATCTTGCAACTGGATACACTTTCTCAGAGAGTACTTTGACCACTGCCTCAGCAATAGGTGGTTCTGGTGGTGCAGTTGAGGTGATCATAGGACCGAAAGGCGGACATGGGTTTGATGCTAAAAAAGAACTTGGCGGTCACTATGTCATGATGGGTATAACACTAACTGCCGCAGAAGGCGATGACATTACCACAGAAAATGATTTCCGTAAGTTAGGAATTGTTGTTGATCCTAATACGTTTGGTACATCTTCAGTTGCTACAATATCAACTGCGAGATTAACCTACGCAGTAAAACTTACATCACAGTCTGGTACGTTTGATGGAGATGAGAAAATTAGTCAGGCTACTACAGGCGCTATCGGTAAAGTTGTTGAGTGGGACAGTTCAAATTCAATTCTATATTACACACAAGAACGATTTGGTGATTATGGAACTAATGGGACAACTGGCGCATATGTTGCATTTAGTGGTGCTAATGTTATTACTGGTGCTACATCAAGTGCAACAGGAACACCTGATGCGGCCGCAGACAGTGCGGTAACTCTTGCAGGGGGAAGCACCATAACCTTTGCAGACGGATATGCAAATCCAGAACTTGATCCAGATAGTGGTGACATTATATATCTAGAAAATAGAAAACCAATCAGTAGGTCTTCAGACCAGATAGAAGATATCAAAGTTATCGTGGAGTTTTAATAAATGCCTCAATCTACAGACCTTAATGTTGCACCATATTATGACGATTTTGACAAGGATGATAACTTTGTCAGAACCTTGTTTCGTCCTGGCTTTGCAATTCAAGCAAGAGAATTAACACAACTTCAATCAGTTCTTCAAAATCAGATTGAACAAGGTTTCAGTCATATGTTCAAAGATGGCACGGTAGTTATTCCGGGCCAATCAGGATATCTTGGTGGTAAGAACGCAGCACGGTATGTTAGAATACAAAGCAGTTTTGGTGGAGAAACGATTGATCCTCAACAGTATGTGAATGCAGACAATCCAGTTATCATTACGGGTGCGACAACTGGTATTAAATTCATGGTGACTCATGCAACTGCTGCAACCACAACTGATCCCGTAACACTTTTTGGTCAGTACATAAATTCTGCTCTTGAAGGAAAATCAGATATTACGCTAACGGCTGCTTTGGCATCTGATCAGCAATCGGCATTAGATGCTGCTGGATTTGATAGATTTGTGATTAATGAAAACATTAGCGCAAATGTTGCGGTCACTCATGGATCAACAACCTTTGCTGCCAATGAAGCTTCAATGACAACAGTGGAAAGTGAAACAATTATCGAAAGGCGAGTCGGCAACCTAGGCGCTGTTGATGGTAGCACTGGTAGAGTTTCTGGCCACTCTGCGCTTGCAACGATTGAACAAGGTATATTTTTTGTCAGAGGACATTTTGTACAGGTTGAAACTCAAGTTATTGTTCTTGATAAGTACCGATCCCATGTAGGCGATTTTAGAGTTGGTCTTAGAATTGATGAGTCAATTGTAACACCAGAAACAGATTCAAGCTTGTTGGACAATGCAACTGGTTCATCTAACTTTGCAGCCAAAGGCGCACACCGATTAAAATTTACTCTAACCCTTGTTGCAATCGCTCTCGATTCTACTGATGATAAAAACTTTATTGAGTTGATGAGAATTAAAACAGGGCGACTCATCAAATATGTAAGAGACACAGAGTATTCTATTCTTGAGGAAACACTTGCTCGCAGAACGTTTGATGAATCTGGTAACTATACATTAAGACCCTTTACGTTTCAGATCAAAGAATCTGTTGATGCGAGTGTTGGTCCTGTAAATTATAAAGGTGTATATGCTAATGGAGCACTTACAGACAGTGGTAACGTAGCAGACGAATCACTTCTTGCGTTGCAGATATCAACAGGTAAGGCTTATGTCAAGGGTTTTGAAATTGAAAAAATTGCTCCTACCGTTATTGATTTAAAAAAGGCAAGAGACTTTTCAACCATCAATGCAAGCAGTACAGCTTTTGATGTTGGTAACTTTGTTACAGTCAACAATATGTTTGGCACACCAGATGTGTCCTTTGTGGCGGGTGAAGCAACTCCATTTAAACAGTTAGCTCTTTATGACACAACAATAGCCACGCCTGGAACGGCAAGTGGCACAAAGATTGGTGTTGCGAGAGTTAGAACTTATCAACATTTCAGTGGCACTGCTGGTCAAACAGATGCTATCTATAAGTTATTCTTATTTGATGTTCGCCCGTTTACCAGAATTACATTGTCTGGAACTCCTAGTCCGACACTTACCTCTGTAGCTTCTAATGGTGGTTCGCAGATTAAAGGTGTTACAAGTGGCGCTACTGGATTTGTGTTTGGTGAGGAAACCTCTGGAACAGCTCTTGTTCTTACAAACGTATCTGGAACATTCCAAGTTGGTGAAAAGATCACTACTTCCGACTCAGCTGAGTCGGATCAGATTGTTGAGGACTCTGGTAATGCAGACTTGACTATTAGTTTAGTTCAGACAAAATCATTTGAACAAGTTCGATCAGTTCACGGTGATGATGCTGATGCTGGTCAAGACTTTACTGCTGATATTGCATTGTCAGCTGTAACCACTGCTGCTTCATTCTTAGATTTGGATGGCACGGATGCACTGGGATCAAACAACGGTGACAATATTCTGACAGAACAAGACAGCGAGCCAATATCTTTGCAACAGGCATCTACTGGTGGTACGGGTTCTCTTAGGTTCATTTGTAAATTACAAGATTCAGAAAAGAATATTTCTCTGTTTAATCTCGCAAAACGTCCTGTGAAAACTTTGTTGACAGGAACAAATAACGGAGAGAGTGACACTGCAATTACCATTCGCAGACAGTTTGTTGCAACCACAAATTCATCTGCTACAGTAACAATATCAGCTGGTGCAAATGAAACATTTCTTTCGCATAGTGAAGGTGATTACACAATTTCAATTTTGACAGCTGGTACAGGTGGGGGTAAGGCTGGTGATATTGTTAGTGCTGCAACAGGATTTTCTGGTGGTGGTACTGGTACAGTTTCGATAACTAACTCTACGGTATTTGGCACGGGTGCAAAATTAAAAATTATGACTACCCTTTCTAAAACATCAGTTGTTCAGAAAACTAAAACAACTAAATTGATGAAACAGGTCAAGGTTGTTCCCGGCGCAACTGCTGCCTTTGGAACTAGACCAACAGATAGACAAATTTCTTTGGGTCGAGCTGATGTGTTTAGATTAATGGCAGTATTTGAGTCTGCCGCTTCTGATACAGATGCAGTTGCTCCTACGATATCTCTTAGTGAAGTTAACGGAACATTTACTAGAGGTGAAAAAATTACTGGTGCTACTAGTGGTGCTACTGCAAGAATTATTACTACAACCTCACCAATACAATTAGTATATACCTCTGGTACAGCAAAACAATTTGCAGTTAATGAATCAATTCTTGCTGAATCTTCTGCAGCTACTGGAACAGTTAGTACTGTTACTAATGGTGATGAGGTCATCACAAACAATTACCAACTGGATACTGGACAACGAGATAACTATTATGATATAGCCCGCATCCAAAGAAGGCCAGGACTTCCGCCACCGACAGGTCGTTTGTTATGTGTATTCGATTATCTTGAACACAGTGCTGGTGATGTGTTAACAGTGGATTCATACACTGACGTTGCTAATCAAATGGATTATGTTGATATTCCAACATATACTGCGACAAAGGTTGATCCTGATGCTCCTGCTCCGACAGGAAGTTTCCCTTTATATAATGTGTTTGATTTTAGACCTTGTGTTGAGGATGCCGCTGGAGCAAGTTCCAGTGTTGAATTAACTGATACAATTACTGGTTATTCATTTGACTTCTTCCATCGACAGTATGATGGAACTGGTGCTTCTGCAAATAACTTCCTTAAGCCGGGTTCTTTAGTTCAGGCAGATTATGAATTTTTTCTTGCTAAGAGAGCTGTCATTGACTTAGACGTTGGCGGTAAATTTACTGTGACTGAAGGTGATTCGGCAGAAGTTCCACAAATTCCAGAACTTAGATCATCGACAATGAAACTGGCAGAATTATTTATTCCGGCGTTTACATTTACACCAAGAGATGTTGTTGTTCGCCGTGAGAAAAACCAACGTTTCACCATGAAGGATATTGGTAAACTTCAAGATCGTATTCAGAACTTGGAATACTACACACACCTATCCTTGTTGGAACGAGATGCTGAGAGTTTTGAAATTCAAGATGCAAATGGACTTAACAGATTTAAGTCTGGTTTCGTGGTCGATGCTTTCCAAGGTCATAGGCTTGGCGATGTTAAACATGCAGATTACAAATGTTCTATAGATATGGAAGCAAATGAACTTCGCCCTTCGTCCAAGACTAAGGCATTTAAGATAATTGAACAAGTAGATACTGTTGCAGAACGTGCTGGTTTTGGTTATCAAAGAACTGGTGATCTTATTACTCTACCTTATACCGAAATACTTCATATGGAACAGCCCTATGCAACTAGAGTTGAACGATGCACCCCTGTCCTTGTTTCTCATTGGGCCGGTACGATTGCACTTGATCCTTTCAGTGATGATTGGTTTGAAACTGAAGTCGCACCTGATTTGATCGTCAACGTAGAGGGTAACTTCGACACATTCTTTGAGGCAAATAAAGATGCAATAGGAACTGTATGGAACGCATGGCAGACTCAATGGTCTGGTACTACACAATCATCATCTAGTTCATGGTGGGAAGGTAATAATAGAATTGATAGAACTACACAGACAGTTAGAACTGATCAAAGTAGAACTGGTGTTCAAACAGATATTGTTGAAAAAATTGACCTTGAATCTCAAGGCACAAAAGTTATTCAACGTGCATTACTGCCGTTCTGCCGACCAAAATTAATTACTTTTGAGGGAGCTAGGTTCTTACCTAACACCCAACTATATCCTTTCTTTGATAGGCAGGACGTATCTGCTTTCACAAAACCAGAAGATGGATTTTCAACAAGTGATGCAAGTTTAATTTTTGGTGATGCTTTGATAACAAGTGCATCTGGTAGAATTAAAGGTCAATTTAATCTTCCTGATCCTAAAGTGCAGGGTAATCCACAATTTAAAACAGGTGAGATTTCATTCAGACTTACATCAAGTCCGACTAACATTACATCTATTGACCCTGTTACGGCTGGTGAAGCAACTTACTATGCCACTGGTATTTTGGAGACTGAACAAGAAACGATCATTGCAACTAGAAATGCTGAGATTAAGAGAACTAACGTTAGTGAAGATACATCAATTTTCTCTAATGTTATCTCTGATCGTGTTACCAGTTTTAATCCGGCACCGCCTGGAAATAATATACCCGCTGATCAACAAGACGATGGTGATGATGATGATGGTGACGGTGATCCACTCGCACAGACCTTCTTGATTGAAGAGCCAGGCGGTATCTTTGTTTCCAGTGTTGATGTATTCTTCTCTGAAAAAGATGATACATTCCCTGTTACACTTGAAATGAGAAATGTGGTAAATGGTTATCCCGGCCCAAAAGTGATGCCGTTTGGTCGAGTTGTTAAAGACCCTGTAGATATTGCAATTGATGAAACTGGACAAACTGCTACTAAATTCCAATTTAGTGCGCCAGTTTATCTACAGGCTGGATTGGAATATTGTTTCTGTTTGATTGCAGACGTTCCAACTCATAAGGTCTGGATTGCTAGAATGGGTGAAACAGAAATTCAGTCTACACTTGCAACAGCTGGTGTGGGTGGTACTGCTACTGCAACATCAAACGCATTGTTTGCAGAGAGAACAGTTTCAGAACAGCCTGGCGTTGGTGTTATGTTCAAGTCTCACAATAATAGAACTTGGGCTCCATCTATGATGGAAGATATTAAGTTTAGATTGAACCGTTGCACATTTACTGCGAACACTGGAACAGTTCCACTTGTGAATGACCAGTTGGAAGTTCCCGATAGAGGATTTTGGGATATGGGTAATCCCGGCGGTGACAGAACCATTCTTGGTACTGCGCCTTCTCAAGGTTTTGGTGAAGGTAAAGGCGGTAATGTTTCTTCTGTTAAATT